CTCCGATTTGGTTTCGTCAGTGTAAGTCAGTCCAATAGTCTTAAGAATGCGAGTGATTGAGTGTTGATTGAACCAAGAAATAATATCAGAAGATATATTCTTGGCATCATCATCACCATAAACAATATCACTCACATATTTGCCGTAATCACACACGAGTGGCAGACCCATTTCTCGTTTGAGAAGTAGGTAAGCCACTCGCATGATTATCAAATTAAACAAGGAGTTAATAATAACGGTTAGAGGATTTCCAGATGGTTGTGAATGGGTTTGTCGAATGACATGCCCACGAACAAGTACATCCGTATTGCAAATATGTTCCCACAAAGCAGTACGAATCATGTTCTCCTCTTCCGTTCCGTCGTACCAGTCGTTAATTCCGTCAAGAATTTTCATCAGTACTTGCATCAATAGGCTTCCGTCAAAATTGCTAAAATCTCCAGCAACAAGAAAGTCACCATACCTTTGCAAGCGGTTCGCAAGTTTGGTCCATTCGGTCGAGTAGGGGTTTATTCCTACTGCAATTCCATTATCAATTCGCTGTTCCATAACATGAGCAGCAAAGTCGAGAAAGTATTGGCGCAAGGCAATTGCGAGATGTTGGGGACAAGCCTCAAAAACTCGCGTTTTTCCTGCGTTAACTTTCTCTATTGGTCGTTTCTCGTCTTTTAGGGTTGCCATAAAAATAGCATCCCCACGAATTCCAAGTCGGGCTTTGTCAATCAGTTCGGTCACGTCACGTTTAAGTTCAGTATTTGTTAAGTCAAATTCTTGTTCCTTTCCAAGCCAAGCCGTTTTACCTTTTCCTTTGTTGTATAGATTGTAGGGATATCCAGGTGAAGTAGTGCGATTGAGAGATCTCTTGTAAGGGTCGCATTCCACACCAACAATTGCTTCTTCGTAAGAATGAACAATTGTTGGGGTGGACTTAAAACCAATCAAAGAGAAAACATCATTCACTGCAGCATCTAAGATATCACTATCAATATACACTTGCTTTCCAAATAGTTTTTCCACACCTTTCAGCATCGGGTCAACTCTCTCTCCATTTATTTCCACTGGCCGTAAAACAGCCGGTTTAGTAAATGGAGTTTGAATTAACCCATGCACCGCCGATG